TTCATCTGTAAGTTTTCCACGGTTGCTTTCAATAGCATTTAGCTTTTCAAGTTCAATTTCTGCAATACTTAAACGTTCTGTCAAACTTAATGTACTATCATTTAGCTTTTCCATGTTATCGGCTGTGTTGTCAGTCGATTTAAACAAGCTACTAAAAAATTCAATAATAGGCCCTGCGAAACTCATAATTAAACCAAATGGCAAAGCGGCCGATAAAGCCCTAAACGCAAATGTTAAGGTCGAAGTTACGCGGCGCATTTGACCAATTGCACGGGTTCCAGCTAATAGGTTTTGTCCTAAACTTCTTTGCTGTGTTGCCGCCTGTCCTGTACTTACTGCTATCTGTTTATTTGTAGTATCTAATTGCCTGCCAACTGTTACACCTGTTTTAGATTCGGCGTTAACTTGTTTTTGTGTATTTACTAAAACGTTACGCTTTTGGTTTAATTGTTCAACGCCTTTAGCCTCAGTTCCTAAAACGTTAACTAAGTTCGCTTGTGCTTCTTCTAAATCATCGGCAACATCAACGCCTTGTTCCATAGCGCTGTTAAGTTGGTCGATACTTTGAATAGCTGAATTTATTTCAGTTTGAAACTGACTGCTATTAAATTCTAAACTATATACATCTTTAATTTCTGCCATTATTTTTTTATATTTTTTTGAGCCTGTTCAGCCCTATCATTATCTTTTAATATTTGTTCAAGTGCCGCGTAATAATCACGAATAACCCAAAACCTAACGTTTGCCATTTGCACTGGGTCGCCCTTTGTTATTATATAATCATTTTCGCGGTTTTGTTCTTTCAGTTTTTGTAAAGCGTGCTGGTATGTTTGCGGTTTTTTAATCGGTTTTGCTTTAGGGTCTATCTTGTTTAGCCTTGGAAAATTTAAACGTTTGAAGCGCTCAAACCTTTCAAGATTTGTTCTATACTGTTCAAAAAAAAAGCGCGCAATTCATCGTCTTTTTTTATTGCATCCATTTTGCGCTGTTGTGTTTCTGAATTTATTATGTATGGGTTTTCATTATCGATGTAGAAAAAATATAAACCAGCTTCAAGTAATAGGTCATCAATCTTAACACTTTTAAGCCTATAGATAATATCATTTAGTTGGTCTTTAGACTTAGTATGAAATTCCTTTAGCTTATCACGTGTCATGTTTTGCCAGGGCATATCCTCCACCGTTTCTAAAATCCCTGATAGCTTTTCAACTACTTCATTTTTATGAATTCCAAAGTCTATCGCTGTCATAGCTTCTTCAATCCTTTGCGCACGTTCACGCGTTAAGTTTGCAGGGTTTTTAAGAATGTAGAAGTTATTACCTTGTCGGTCAGTAAATACCCTTGTTAACTCAATACGCTGCTTTGTTGTTTCAGGAATGTAGGTTTTAAGCCACTTTTGAAAGTTCTTTTCGTTTTGTTCTGCCCTGTTTCGCTTTCTGAAAATCATGTGTTTAGTATTTAGCTGTAAAGATATTTCAAAAAAAGATAAATATTTTTATAAAATTTTAATAAAATTATTTGCAATTATGAAAAATAGGTGTAATTTTGTATCAACAAATAAGGGAACGGAATTATTTAAACTTCAAAAAACTTCAAATTATGACAACTGCAACACAAATCCTCGCTCAATTAGGTGGTAACAAATTCTTAGCTATGACAGGCGCACATACTTTAATAGATTGCGGAAATGCTTTATCTATGAAATTAAGAACTAATAAAAGCAAAGCAAATTATCTTAAAATTACGCTTACTGCAATGGATACTTATATTGTAGAATTCAAAAAAGTAAACTATTCTAAATGTACTTGCGATGATGTTAAAGTTTTAGATTTTGTTTACAATGACCAATTAAAAAATATTTTTACAAGTGTTACAGGAATGTATACAAGCTTATAAAACATCCAGGTTTTCGGTCAGCCTACAAAACCGAATCTTTAACTTTTTAAAACTTCACACAATGAAAACACTATTTTTTATTTTACTATTTAGCGCCACAACATACGCGCAAACAGACACGCTATACTGTATTCAAATACTTAGCACTAAAACACCTGAATATGTCACAGCCGAACAGCTTAATATTATGCCATTTGACACGGTTATGTATGAACAAGCTGGCAATTATTACAGGCTTATGATAGTATATTCAGATTTGTTTGAGGCTGAAATATCTTTGGCTTCATGGCAGCGTGCCTACTCAGATGCTTTTATTTGCCGCCGTACTTTTGCGCAGGCTTCACAACTTAAAAAATTCTATACTAATGAAAGCAATTGATATAAGATTTAACGTTGTGCATCAAAAGAAAGGCATCCTACAGCGTTTATTATTAGAAGCCAACAGATACAAGCCTTTGACATTTGAACAGGAGCGCACGGCCACACGTGAGGAGCTTATAAATCATAACATGATGTTTGCCATAACTGTAGCGTTTCGGCATTATGTACAGCCTGTTGATATCATGGATATAATTAGTGAATCAATGATAGGACTAATTAAGGCAGCCGATAAGTTTGACCGCAATAGTGAATATAAATTCATATCATTTGCAGTTTATCAGATGCGCTCAGAAATTCAAAACTTTATAAATAGCAAACGCGATATTATACGCTATCCCGATAAGGCATATATTGTTAAACATCAGATGCGTAATATTCATGATGAAACAACTGAAAACATAGCCAAAAAAATAAAGGCATCAGAACACTATGTCAATATGGTTAAAAATATGTTAGGCTTTGTTAGTCTTGACCATGTCGATGATGATGGCAATGAATTATATTCGCCCGCGTCTGATTCGCAAACAGATGCAATAGCTTTGCAGTCAGATAACGAAAAGGTATTTAATTACCTAATCAAATATTTAAATGATTCAGAATACAAAGTTATTCAGCATAGATATTTAGAAGGCTTTGCAAAAGATTATAAGCAAATAGGGCAAATGATAAACGTAACAGGTGAGCGCGCAAGGCAATTAGATAAACAGGCATTAGACAAAATAAAAAATCAATATGCAAGAATCCAAATGGGTTAGGGAACTTATACTAAGCGGCCAACAAGATAATATTGAACTTGGCTTAATCCTAAATGATTCGTTTAACTATTTTCCGTTAACCCGTAAGTTTTACAGAAAATATAAGCGCTTAAAGTTTTGGCATCCAAGTCGTCACTATTCAGTATTAGTATCAGAATCGCGTTATTATTCATGGGTTGCACTATTGAACAACGAACTTAAAACGCATCGCGCATATTTTTGGCTTGACTTTCAAGAACCAAAATATAAAACGCCCTGGCAGCATTGGCAACAGCATATAAGCAATTATATTAAATGGCCTTATACGGGCCCGTTATTTACAGGCGGCGGGCATCCTTATACATCTATGTTTGTAAGGTAGACCATTTCGTTAAAGTCAACGACATGGTGAGCTCAACAAAACGTTAATACATCTTACCGTTAGCTAAAAACTTATCAGCCCAAACGTTAACCTGTTCTGCATAGAAGTTGCCCTGGTCATCGACATTAACAAGTGCAAAACCATTAGCCCACAGTTGACGCTGAAACCTTGGCATATATGAAAAGCCTTTAGATTTTATATCAAATAAACCGCCGATGTTGAACGCTGCTTTGTTTCCCGTGTGATAACATTGCACACGGTGTGTATGTCCAAACATTACTGAGTGTTGTGTTTTATCTAAATGCGCCTTTGCTGCATGAATAGAAGTGTAAACGCCGTGGACTATGTCTAAGTGTTTGCCTAACGTGAAAAAATCAGACTGCCAATCTGTTTTAACTTCCCATCCGCGTTCATGAAGATATAAGGCTTCGCATGGGTTTATTAAAGCGCCGCCGTACTTTGCGTTGTCTTTTTCTTTGATGTGCCTAAAGTATCGGTCTTCATGGTTGCCAAATAAAAAATACTTCTTAGCACCTTTGAACGCGCTGTTAATATCATCAATGCCCTGCAAACCATCAATATATTCATCTTGCAATGTAAGGCCTGATAAGTTGGCTAATGATTCGGCGTTATAAGAACCAAGGGTATATAAGTCTAAGTAATCGCCTGCTAAAACAAGACCGTGTAAATTCGTGCCTAATTCAGATATAAGCCTTAGTAGTTTTTGCCATAATATCTGATTGTGAAACGGTCGATGTACATCGCTAATTACTAACCAGCGCTGCAAACTTTTGTTTTGTCGGCGCTTTTCATTTATTAGGTTTTTCCAATATTCTACTTCATCATTAGAATGCACTTTAATTTTAGGGCGGTAAATCATAAGGTTATAATTTAATGTCTTGACAAAATGTATTGAGTAGGTATCTCAAATTGTCTAATAAGTCGGCCTGTCGTTCTTCACCTTTGCCTTTAATGATTCTGCGGCTATTATCTGATTTGATACGCAAACAGTCCATACGCAAGCCCTGGCATTTATCTTCATAAATCTGAAAGTCGGGGCACATGCTTATAATAGTATTTGTTTGCACGTAACTTTCAGCGTGCAGGGGATTAGCTTTAGGTACTACAAAGAAACGCGCGGGTAACTGCAATTCTTCCTGTATAATTTCGTAATATGTTTTAGATACACGCTGCCTACCATCGGAACGGTCACCGCTCGCATCGCCTGTTATCAGTAGTGGAATTGTGCAGGGATAAATAGCAGTATCAGACCATCGCCCAATTTTCTTATTTGTTTCGGCAAATATCCATTCCCTAAACGCCTGGCATGTATCATAGATTGATGCTTCGCCGCGTTCTTCACTACCTATCTTAAATTCTTTAACGATGTGTACACCATAGCGATAACGTGAACGTGCCGATACATCAGGCGCCAATGTAGTTTTGCGCATAACGGCAGCTGTCATAGGAATCTTATTAAAGTCAAACGAAACGTAAATTTGTTCCGTTTCCCAATTGATTTTCTTTGAAGGCTGAAATACTTTTTGCTGAATGCTTTTGTCCTTTAAAACATAAACCCATGCTTCACCTGAATAGTCAACAAATACAGATTTATATTCCTGTTCAAATGTTAGGCGGTCCAGGTCGCGGCTTGCATCGGCTACTTCATCGGGGTCGATGTTTGGGTTGTCAGTTGTTTCCATTCGAAACGTTATCCAACTTTCAGAACCGTTTTCGCTTTGTGGTAAGTCTATGTCATTATAGCAATTCTTTTCGACATTGCCAGCTTTAGCGCCGTTTCTACATAGTTCATACCAATAGTTATCTTTGCCCGCTGCGGTACCAATGAAAAACGCCTCACCTTTGTAATCAGTTAAGGTAGGGCGTGCAACTGTTTTCCAGTGATATTCTAATATGTGTGAAGGTATCTTTTGCGTTTCTTCATAAATAACGCGGTGATATTTACGCCCGCGCCCTTTGTCTTTTCGCCCTTCATCGCCAATGGACCACACTTCTAAAACGCCGCCGTTTAAAAACTGCATTATCTTTGAGGTTTCATCTTTGTGTTTAATGATGCCGCCCTCTGATATTGTTTTATAAGTATCTACAATCTTATTCCAGCTTTGCGCAAAATCTTTAAAGTCATCGACAAAGATACCAACAAACTTACCTTCAAATACAGCAGGGCTTATAAGCGGTAATGCAACCGATGTTATAAGTTCAGTTTTGCCGAAACGGCGTGCGCAAACAATACAGTTAAACCTGCGCTTATTATCTAATATTTGTTTTTGCCCTGTGTGCGGCTTAAACAGTTGTATGTTTATGTTTCGCGGCACTACTTAGCTTCAGGTGGATACTGAATGTTTATGTTAATGTTTTTATCATCTTGTGCTTCGCCCTTCGGTTCTACTATGCCATAATTGAAACCTAACAAAAGTTTAGTAATTGCAGGATTTGATTTGCCATCTAAGCCCCTAACTACTTTGTTTGTTAGTATTTTGTGTTTCGCCCGCGCTATAAATACCGAAAATTCAGGCCTTTCGGCGTAATTCAAAAGCGTATCAGCATCGCAATCTAAAAAATCAGCTAAACCATAGATAGTATATGGTATTGGGTCTGGCAAATCAATTACTTCATAATAGTCACGTGTTTTAACAACTTCTTTTTTTGTACGTGATTCGCAATAATCAAAATAGGCTTCAATTTTACTTTGCAGTTCTTCGGGCGTTTTAAATAACAATTTTCTACCTGCAATTCCTTTCATATTTTTGTTTTAAGCAACTTTTAATAAGTTTTGATATCTATACACCACTTTAATATAAAAATGTCTTAAAATGCCGTTTAAATAAGTTTTAGGACTATATCTATCTTAAAGTTTATTTATTATTTTATATTATTTATTATTTATATTATTATTGTTAACAGTTGTTACATTAAGTGTAACACATAACTAATTGATATATAGTACATGTTACACTGTTACGTATGTTACACTATATTCTACATATATGTAAGAGTAAACATAAAAAATACACGCATATACGTGTTGAAGTGGTGTAACAAGTGTAACAGCGTAACAAGCTATGATTATCAGCGTTTTATGCGTTACAATTGGTGTAACATGGTGTTAACATTTCAAATAAAAAAACCGCTGCACTTGTTGAACAGCGGTTAGCGGAAAACCGCAGTTAAGGCAAAAGTAAGTATTAAATATTGAAAAATCAAATTTATTTTTCTAATTCATCATTAAACGCGGATTTTTTCAGCAAATCGGTATAATTCATAGAACCTTTGCGGCTAACATCGCGCCCAAATATTTTACCAAACTTTTCAGCTGCATCTTTAACGGCGTAAGTTTCCGCGGCGGGTGCGGCTTTTTGCACGCCATCTGTTTTAACGGCGTTCCAATCGGTTGCGCCTGCACCTTTGTCTGTTTGTATTGGTGCAGCGCCTATGCCGTCTTGCCACATTGGTTGGCCTGAAATAGGGTTTATTACGTGCAGCCTTACAGTTACTACTACTGAGTTTGCAACTATCTGTGTTGAGCGTATTTCTACGTTAAAATTGCCAAAAATACGCGTTAACAGATATTCTATTTTTTCAATAGGTATATATTTGTAATCGCGAATCATTGGGTGCTGAACTAACCATTTTGCGGGCGGGTCTTGGTTCAATAATACAGTTAGCGCATTTTGCTTTAGGCTGTCTTCATTTTCAATTAGAAGTTCCTGAAGTGTTGGAAGTTTTGTTAGTTGTGTCATGGTTTGTTAAATTGTTTTATCGCGTTTTAAATTAGATGAATGAACTCCGTAATACATTTTTTCAAAATCCTCAAATAAGAAAAATTGTATATTATTTACTTTTTTATTAACAGTATTTTTTATAATTTCTGTTTTTTGAAACCACTCATTACGGTGTTTTATTCTCATAAATTCCCTATGAAGTTGTTGTTCTAATAAATGAATTTTATTTTTATCATAAGAAAATATGCAAATAACTGGTTTAACCTCAAAAGGATTAGCAGTTCTAATTGCTGTAAATCTTTTTTTAGGGTCATTACTTTTGCCTATCTTATAGTATTGTTCGCATTCAAGAACATATAAATAATGCTTTTCCATAATTTGTTGTTATTTAGCCCAGTTAGGCAATGAAAGAATATGTATTTTATTATCAGTTGTATAGCCGTGAAAATTATTAGTTTCCTTGCATTTTTTTAGCGTTTCAATATCGACTAAATATTCTTCGCGCCCGCGTTCTATTGCTTCGGGGTCAAGTTCATAAAGTTCGACATTAAACGGCTGTTCTTTTTCAACGGCTATAAATATAAACCGTTCGGCCTTTGTTAAGTCCATGTAGAAAGCTGCTTGCACATGGTACCTGTAATTCCATACAGATTTAGCAAATTCGTTATGTGCTGAATTAGTTGTTGTTTTAAGGTCGATGCAAACGTTATACTTTGTATTTAAAAAATCTACTTTGCACTTTGCGTCAAGGTCTGCGATTTTACCAAAAATAGGTAGTTCAGCTTGTCCCTGTTCTAAAAGTAATGCCGCCTTTGGATGTGCTAATACGGCGTTTCTAATGTTTAGGGCTAATTCGTAATCTTTATGCGATACAAATAATTCTTTGTCTTCTGATTCTGCCATAAAAGAATCATAAATCAATTTACCTTCTTTTGTGCGGCGGTCGCATTCGGGCAATACGGCGTAATTATTCTGATTAAATACAACGCTATGAACTAAACTGCCTAAGTTCATGGCTGAAGTTGGCGCCTGTTTTTCGCCTTCTATATAGGCTTTATAATGCGCGGGTGACTTATGTACTAAGTCTAAAAGTGATTTACTGATGTACTCAGTTTTACGGTGATAATCTTGGTTTGTCATAAATTTTAAAAATATTTTATTAAATAATAGCACAAATTTAAAAAGGTTTTTTAACTTTGCAACACAATTGAACGAAAAAATAAAAATTTTATGAAAACATTTGAACAGTTATCTATTAGATGCGACATTTTGGGCATCAGTATTTCGGAACTTTGCAGGCGTGCAGATGTTGGGCGGCAAACGGTTGAATATTGGTCTAAGGTAGAACCGCAAACATTGACTATCTATTTTAAACTTATGAATGCTTTAAACCAAATAGAAAATGAACACAATACAGCTACGGCAATATCAATTGAAAAGCGTAAGCGACATAAGAGAGAGCTATAAAAGTGGTAACAAAAAAGTTCTATTTGTGTTACCAACGGGCGGCGGCAAGACTGAAACGTTTATTTATATGGCATTAGAAGCAATCGGCAAAGGTAAGCGCGTTTATTTTTTAGTGCATAAAAAAAATCTTGTTAATCAGATTTCTGAACGTTGCAGGCGATACGGTTTAAAGCATGGATTCATAGCAGGCAATAGACCGAAACAGTATTATTTACCAGCGCAAGTGTGCAGCGTTCAAAGTTTAAAGAATCGGTTAAATGAAGTGCCGCAACCTGACCTGCTTATTATAGATGAAGCGCACCACGCAAACGCGGGAACATGGAAGGATATTTTAGATTTTTACGCGGATTCTGTTTATGTTTTGGGCGTTACTGCTACACCGTGGCGCGGCGATGGACAAGGCTTAGGCGATGTGTTTAGTGATTTAGTTTTAGGGCCGTTACCTGCTGAGTTGGTTAAAATTGGTAACCTAGTGATGCCTGAATATTATAATTTTAAACCGTTGGCGGATTTTACTAAGATTAAAAAGGATAAAAACGGCGAATATAAAGCTGATGACCTATTTAAAGAAATGGACAAACCTGCTATAACGGGCAATGCAGTTGAAGAATATAAACGTTTAGCGCCAGGCGAACCTGCAATATATTCGTGTGTAAATATTAAGCATGCCGATAATGTAGCAGCGGCATTTAATGAAGCAGGTTTTAAGGCGGTTTCTATAAATGGAAACTTTCATGAAAGCGAAGTAAAAGAAATTATATTGCGGTTCGCGATTCGCGATATTCAGATATTAACGTTTTGCGACCTTATAAGTGAAGGTACAGATATACCAGCGGTTAGCGTTGTAGGAATGTTACGCCGTACTATGTCGCTTAGTTTATATTTACAGATAGTAGGGCGTGGATTAAGACCGATGGAAGGCAAAGATAGATGTTTAATACTTGACCACGTTGGCAATCAAAAACTACACGGGCATCCACTTATGACACGCGAATGGACATTGGAAGGGATTCAAAAAAGGAAACGAAAAGATACCGATGAACAGATAGATAATGAATACAAAGATTGTACAGAATGCTTTAGAACTTATGAAAAAACACACGTTGCATGCCCTTATTGCGGTTTTGTAGAACCTGTAAAGGTTAGCGAAATAGAACAGGTTGCAGGCGTTGCCGTAAAAGATGAAACTACATTGGATGAACTATTGAAAGTTAAACGTACTGAGCAGGCAAAAAGCCGAACACTTGAAGACCTATGGCAGTTAAAAATTCAGCGCGGGCACAAAGATAAATGGGTTTATTTTGTATTTGAAAGTAGGGTTTTAAAAGAAACTAATAGTATTGAATACATAAACAATAAACACGGATTAAATGCTATAAACCGAGATGACTTAAAAGCTGCTGTATTAAGAAAATGGAACGAATTTTATAAAACTAAAAAACATTGAAAATGACAAACTATTTAGAATTTTTGGAGCGTAAAATTGTCATAGCTCAAGACTATGGAACTGACATTGACATTAAAACGCTATCACCTAAATTATTGCCACATCAACGCGATATAGTACATTGGGCTATATCAGGCGGCAGGCGTGCTATATTTGCAAGTTTTGGATTAGGTAAAACAATGATGCAACTTGAAATAGCTGTACAGGTTTCTCAAATAACTCAAAAGCCTTTTTTAATTGTTATGCCACTTGGCGTAGTAGGAGAATTTAGAGATGATTTAGAATTTTTATATCCTGAAAAATCAATAAAATATATTACTGATTCTGATATTGTTGATACTGTAAATTCTGATATAATTTATGTAACAAATTATGAGCGTATTAGAAAAGGTGATGTAACAGCTGAATTATTTGGCGGGGTTTCATTTGACGAAGCATCAATACTTAGAAACTTAAAAACAGAAACTACTAATTATGTTTTAAATCACTTTAGAAATGTTAATTATAGATTTGTAGCTACTGCAACTCCAACGCCAAATGATTTTATAGAGATATTAAATTATGCTGATTATCTAAGTGTAATTGACCGTGGTCATGCTTTAACACGTTTTTTTCAAAGAGATAGCACAAAAGCAGGTCATTTAACTTTATATCCAAATAAAAAAGAGGAGTTTTGGAAATGGGTTTCTACATGGGCGGTTTTTATAAATAAGCCTTCCGATTTAGGGTATGATGATACTGGTTATTTATTGCCTAAATTAAATTTCATTGAAGTATTAGTGCAAAATAATACAGAAGGCGAAATTTATAATAAAAAAGGTGAATTAGTAATTTTTAAAGATACTACAAAAAGTCTTATTGATGTAAGCCGCGAAAAATCAGAATCAATAAATTTAAGAATTAAAAAAGCCTACGAAATTGTAAAAAATCAATCAGATAAGAATTGGATTTTATGGCATCATTTAGAAGCTGAACGCCAAGAATTGAATAGAACCTTTAAAGAGTATAATATAAAATCTGTTTTTGGTTCTCAAGATAATAGCGAAAAAGAGCAGCTACTTATAGACTTTAAACACAACAAATATCAAATATTAAGCACAAAACCAAAGATAGCAGGTTCAGGATGTAATTTTCAACACAGCTGCCATAATATGATTTTTTGCGGTATTGATTATAAGTTTAATGATTTTATACAGTCTATACATAGATGTTACAGATTTAAGCAGGAAAATGAAGTTAATGTGTATGCTATTTTTACTCAAAATGAACAGGATGTATTAAAAGCATTAAAAGAAAAATGGATAAAACATATTGAATTACAAACTGAAATGATAAATTTAGTAAGAGAATACGGATTAAACACAGATAAAATTAAAAGCGACATGAAAAGACAAATTTTTAATAACAGACGAACTGCTCAAATTGGCAATGCAACAGTATATAATGAAGATACTGTTATGATGCATAATGAAATTGAAAGTAATATTTATGATATGATATTAACTTCTATTCCATTTGGTGACCATTACGAATACTCAGATAATTATAATGACATGGGTCACAATCACGGCAATGATGAATTTTTTAAACAAATGGACTATTTAACACCTAATTTATTAAGATGTTTAAAGCCTGGTAAAATTGCAGCTATACACGTTAAAGATAGGATTCGTTATAGTTATCAGAATGGAACTAAATTTACAACAATAGATGATTTTAGCGGCAAAACGGTAGCGCATTTTCAAAAGCACGGTTTTTATTTAATTGGTAAAATTACAGTAACAACCGATGTAGTTCGCGAAAATAACCAGACTTATAGATTAGGCTGGACTGAACAATGCAAAGACGCTACTAAAATGGGCGTTGGTTTGCCTGAGTATGTTTTATTATTTAGAAAAGCTCCATCTTCAATGGATAATGCTTATGCAGATGAACCATGTACAAAGACAAAAGATGAATATACCCGCGCAAACTGGCAATTAGATGCTCATGCATATTGGAAAAGCGATGGTAATAGATTTTTAAGTTATAACGAATTAAAGCAAATGGATGTCGAAAAAATATGTAAGCATTGGAAAAAGCATGACAAATCAAATGTTTATAGTTTTCAGGAACATTTAAAAGCATGTGAAGACTTAGAAAATCAAAATAAGTTAAGTTCTTTATTTATGACTTTGCCCGTTCATAGTACGAGCGAGGATGTTTGGACAGATGTTAATAGAATGGCTACTTTAAATGCTAATCAAGCAAACAGAAAAAAAGAAAAGCATATTTGCCCACTTCAATTTGATATAGTAGTTAGGCTTTTAAATAGATTCACAATGAAAGGAGATTTAGTTTGTGACCCTTTCGGTGGTTTATTTACAACTGCTTATAAATGTTTAGAAATGGAACGTAAATGTATATCAGTTGAATTAAATCCTGAATATTACGATGATGGTTTATACTACCTTAAAAGTATTGAATATAAAATCAATGTACCTACTTTATTTGATTGTATTTAATTAACCTTACCTCCTGTGTAGTTTATGTGGCGAAAAACAAGACTTTATTAAAAGTTCAGGTCTTAAGCATCGTTCAATCCGATGCCACAGGAATATTTAAAACTTAATAATATGAAATTTAAACTTTTTGTAATATCTATTATGATATTAGTGATATTATTTTTTATTGCAGCAATATTTCCATTCTGCAAAACAGAACCCGAAACAATAATAAAAACCGTTTACATAACACGCGACACCTGCGATACTGACAGCGATTTTATAAATGCCATTGGCGAAATTGAAACGCTAAATACAGATAGTTTAATAGGGGATAGCGGCAGGGCTTATGGCAGGTATCAGATGCACGCGGTTTGCGTTAAAGGTTCGGGATTTGAAGACTTACTAAATTATCAGCACAAAGATATGTTTGATTCAGTTAAATCTGAACACGTATTTTGGGCAACTATGGGCGTTCATTGTTACACCTACGCACAAAAGTACGGTAAATATCCTAATTTAGGTGAATTAGCGCGTATGTGGAACGGTGGGCCTAATGGACATAAAAAACAAAGCACATTAAATTACCTTAAAAAATTTGAACAATGCCAAAGAAAAAATTAACAGATTACGAAATTCTTTTAGAAATTTACAGACGCGTTTATGCTGTTAGCGAACCGCCCGCAGATTTCGATGAACTTGTAGCTAATGCCGAAATTAACGAGCGCGGCGAAAAAGTTATAAAGTTTTTAGAATACCAATGCGAGCATGATGTAATGGAAAACATTTTGCAGGAAACAATAGCAAAGTATAAAATTAAAGGTCACAGGGCTAAAGCATTCCAATTTAGTTTTTGGCTTGGTTGTTCACCTAAAACAAAAAAAGTATCATGAGTTTAGATGTTTATTTGTATCGCATTAAATATGCCAGCTATGACATGGTTAATTTTCATGAAGAAAAAGAACAACTTTATAGTGCTAACATAACCCACAATTTAAATGTAATGGCTGAACAAGCTGGCATTTACAAAGCATTATGGCGGCCATATCAATTACATAAAGATTATGTTCATAGCGAAGATTATAACAAAGAAATGCTATTTGAAGATTCAGTAACTATAATTGCAAGTGACATAATTGATATTATTGAACAAGGTTTAGATTTGTTAAAAAATAGACCTGATTATTTTAGTAAGTTCAATGCTGAAAACGGTTGGGGCAAATATGTAAACTTTGTGCCATTTGTTGAAAAGTATTTAGAAGCATTAAAACAATATCCTGATTCATTAGTAGAAGTAGATAGATAACATGAAAGAACAAAACCTTTACAAAGCGTTACAAGCGCGGCATAGTAAAAACGGCATTTTATTTCGAAATAATACGGGTACAGCATTTCAGGGCAAAAGGGCGGTAATAAACAGCCGCCCTATTATAACCGAACCGCGGCAAATAACATTTGGCTTATGCGTTGGTAGTTCTGATTTAATCGGATGGACTGAAAAAATTATAACTAAAGACATGATAGGACAAAAAATTGCTATATTTACAGCCCTTGAAGTAAAAAACCTTAGCGGAAAAGCTACAAAAGAACAAATTAATTTTATTAAACAAGTCAGAAAATCGGGCGGCATAGGTGATATTTTGCGCTGGGTTGACGAAGACTTTAAAGCGGATGAGATATGACCAACGAAGCGGAAAACTTACTATCGGAATTAAAAGATGAAGCATTAAAGATGGATGCTTATATTAAAGACGATACTAAGCGCCAAAATTATAGGCAACTAAAAGAAAGGCAACTTTTGACGCTACAAAATATTATTATTGCACTTGAAGAAAAAGAACAAAGCATTTTTGAAAAGTCAATTACGTTTCCACATTCAAAAGACTTGGAACAGGTGATTTTAGGTGCTATCTTAGTAGATAATAACGCCCGCGATAAAGTTAATTTTTTAAGCCCTGAACACTTTTATTTTGATAATCACAAACTTATTTTTGAACTTTGCCAATCGGTTGAAATAGTAGATATAATTACTGTGGCTGAAAAATTAAAATACCGTTGCGGTGGTCCTGCTTATTTAGCTGAATTGACTAACCGTGTAGGTAGTGCTGCAAATTTAGAATACCATGCACGAATACTAATTCAAAAGCATGTGCAGCGCGAATTGATAAAAACATCTGTTGAAATGATAAACACTATAATGGCTGATACCGAGGATGTATTTGAAACTGTGCGCGGGCTAATGCAAAATATTAAAAAATTTAATGTAGGCAAACAAATCATAAGACAATGAAACAAGACAAACCAATAGACTGGGAACAAAAACCCAAACAAACTGCAAAGAAACCTAAAGCAGAACGTGCAACAGCAGTAGCACCTGAAACCGATAAAAAAGGCTTTATAGGTGGATATTTTAGGCCGCTTGGTTGGGGCATTGAAGACGGGCAAATGCTATATTATTTTTACATTCGTTCTACAATGTCGATAGTAAAGTATAAAGCTGCTGCAATAAACAAGGCTAATTTATTGAGCATTGCGCCTTTAGAATTTTGGCTATTATCATTTCCTAACCGCGACAGTAGTAATTACGATGTAACAACGGCGGCGGATTATCTTATAAATTTCTGCAATCATGTAGGATTTTACAATACTGAAAACATACGCGGGCGCGGTGCATGGCAGGAAAAAAACGGGGTTGTATTTCATGCAGGGCAACAGCTTATACAGGATAAAAAGCGCTACAATTTAGGCGGCTTAGATACAAAATATAGCTATGTTTATAACAAGGCTATTGATATGCCTATTGAAGCGCCGTTATTACCTACAGAGGCGGGAATGCTGCCAAAGATATTAAATAAGCTAAATTGGCAAACTAAGGCCGATGCAATTTTTTTATCAGGTTGGTTAGCCTTAGCACCGATTAGCGGTATTTTAAAGTGGCGGCCTCACATTTGGATAACGGGCCCGCGCGGAAATGGCAAAAGTTGGGTTTTAGAAAATATAGTAAATGAAATTATAGGAAACATTGCTGTAAGTGTTCAGGGCACGGCCGCAACTGAACCAGCAGTAAGGCAAAAACTAAATAGCGATGCACTACCTGTTACAATTGATGAGGGTGAAGGTAATGATGAACGGTCGGCACAACGTATGCAGGAAATAATAGGATTAGCCAGGGCGGCAAGTTCTGAAAAATCGCCCGCAATTGCTAAAGGTGGCAAAGATGGAAAAGCTATAGATTATTTTGTTAGAAGCTGTTTTTTATTTGTAAGCATAAATCCGCAGTTAGTAAATGATTCTGATAAGCGCCGTTTTTGTGTTTTGGAACTAAAGAAATTAGCAGACCCGAAAATGTTTAACGAAGTTGAAAAGCTAAAGAATAAAATAATATTCGAAGACTTTGGACCACGTTTTCAGGCGCGAATGCTAAACTTAGCAGATAACATACAAAAAAGCATAAAGCTATTCACACACGCCGTATCGCTTATAACTGAAGATAGGGCGGTTGGTGACCAGTTTGGGGCGCTTATGGGCGGTTGGTGGCATACGTTACACGATGACCCTGTTACGCCCGAAGTAGCACTTGAAGAAGCGGCTACTATTTTGGACATGCGCAAATATGAAGAAGACAAAGAAGATTTAACAGATGAACAAAGATGTTTGCAGCAGATTTTAAGTCAGGAAATACGAATAGAAGCGGAAAACTACGTAGGCACAAAAACCGTTGGTGAACTTGTAGAATGCGCACACAACTATCAGCCAAGTGTAAGACCATCGCAAGCAGAAGCAAACGAAAGGTTAATGCGTTTAGGGATTCGCGTTATTGCTGATGATTTATTGATACTAAATAATTCAGTTTTTGTAAAAAAAGTTTTGAATAATACGCCTTGGCAAATATCATGGAATACTATATTATTAAGGCTTAAAGGTGCATCACGCCGAAGTAATACGCGTTTTGCCGCTGGTATGTCGGGGCGTTGCGTTTCAATAAATTTAAAAAATTTATAAAAATTTTTATAAAAAAGCTTGCAATTATAAAAAAGGGTTGTATATTTGTATCACAATTGATTTATAACACAACAAAAAAACTTCAGATTATGACAACTTTAGAATTCAAAAGAGAGCCAGAAATTGTAACAATTGAAAAATGGTTTACTGATGGCGGTATTTATTATTGGATAATTGATTCTAACGGTGAATCAGTTGATGGATTCAGTAAAAAATGGCAAGCAATTGACGCAATAGAAAGATGGGGCTTAATTAGAAAAGATAAAAAAGTAGAAATACGCAAATAAAGCACAGGTTTACGGTTATCCTCAAACCGTATTTTTTTAAACTTCAAAACTAACTAACAATGGAACTAAAAATGTATTTAGCTTATGATGGTACTTTAATGATACATCAAGTTAATGAAGCGGGCAAAGACCTTTTTTTTCAAGTCGATATTAAACGCGGTTACAATACCAACGAATCAGATTTGGACAATCACGAAGATGAATCCGACTACTTCAAAGCCTTAAAACAATCTATTGCTAACAAATTTAACTTAGAACAAGAATCATGAAAGTTGAAACACAAATAACCGAATACGATAATGATAACAACGCTTATCTTATTGAAATTACAGCCGAATATGTAGACTTTGAACGCGGTGAACGTGATAGCTTTGGCGTGCCTTTAGAACCTGATTTTGATGCTCATTTTATTATTGATGACATTTACATTGGCGATAAGAATTATTCTATACATGAACTTGCAGAACTATTAGACTATTCCTTTAGCTATGTAAGCGAAATGATACAAGATGCTTTAGGCGATAAATTAGAATCAGATTATGAACTATATAACGAACTACAATATGAAAACAATTATTATTAGTGCCTTAATTGGCATTTTATTCGGCTTAACAGCTGGTTTAACACTCGAAAAATTATATCTTATGTTAGCACTTGCATTTATTGGCGGGATATGCCTTGGAATCGGTTTAATTTTGTTAATTGATAAAAAGAAATGAAACCTACAAGCCATCTGCTTAGCGCTGAGTATGGAACGAAGATAATACAAATAAGTATTCCAAATCGTATGTTGGCACTGTTAGCGTTCAGGGGATAATTTAAAAACGCATTTTTTATGAAATACACAATCCTATTCATTGCCGCTGTAATTATCGAAATAGCATCAACATTTTATATTAGTGCTGTATCAGATAAGCAGCTTTTGCCGATGGTTTTCTGGGCATTTATTGGACCGTTTTTAGGGCTGCCATTCCTTGCCTATCAGATTGAAGCAAAAAACAACTGGCAGCGTGCAAAATTAGCTTTGTGCTATGGTTTAGGATACGCAACAGGTGCAGCATTAGTAAACATTATAAATTAAACACACATGAACGAACCAAAATATTTAACAATAAAAAGCGGTTGTGATTTAAAATTTGATACTTCAGATATTGTAAATTGTACAAATATTATAGAACTTGTAAATTGCAAAAATATACACGAGTTATTTGTATTTTCACTTGAAATAAAACATTTATACTATTTAAAAAATGGCATTGAAGTGCAAAAATCATTTTTACTATATCTAAAACTTCAAATTTGTCTTTTAAATCAAATAGAATCTAAAATACATTTTATAAAATATCCAATAACAACCCCAAAAAAACAAACAAATAAGCTAAGCAAAAAAAAATTAACAAATAAGGTTGAAAGACAAATTATGCATATTCAAAAGCAAGAAATTGAGCATAAACATATGTATCAAAAACTTAAAAGTATTTTATCGGAAGACGAATTAAAAGAATTTCATAAAGAAAGAGATTTATTAAGAAATAATTAAATTAAACAAACCATGAAAACAATACTTTTAATCTTAGCAGTAATATTATTTACATCGGCAACATTCCCAGCGCTAAAGAAACAGCCTGCACCAAAATACATAGATAGCTACATAAAACGCTTTTTAAAGACAGCGCAAAACGAAGCGAAGCTATTTAACATTCCCGTTAGCATAACACTTGCACAGGGCATTATAGAAAGCAATGCAGGGCGTTCAAGTCTAAGCCGCAAGCATAACAACCACTTTGGTATTAAACACAGCGGAAAAGGCAAATATGCTATTTACAAAGATGACACGCCGCGCGATAAATTCCAAGTCTATAAATCGCCGTGGTGGTCATATCGGGCGCATAGTAAACTATTGGTATCAAAAAGATACAAACACCTCACACGGCTAAATAGATTGAATTATAAAGCATGGGCACACGGTTTAAAAAAGTGCGGCTATGCAACTGAAAAAAAATATGCTGAAATACTAATTTCTGTAATAGAAAAATACGACCTTTGGCAATATGATTTTCCAATTTTTCCATGATAAAATAAAAGGCGATGAGTGGTATGTAGTCGAACAATTGCCAGCGGGCAATTATAAAGCTATTTGCACGCG